GTTTCTCAAAATCAATCTTGGTCTGAGATACATTGATTTCATCAATTACAGACTTGAGTGCCTTTAATTGTTCCTCATTGTATGTTCCGTATAGTGTTTGAATTTCAGTCGCCATATTATGCTGCCGCCAATTGGCCCATGACCGTAACTAAAGATTCTTCAACAGCTACTGCACCGTTTACCAAATTGATAATAGTCTTACCTTCAAATTCACCATCAGCTGCTTCAAATGCCGCTACGATGTGTTTTAAATTAATAACAATTACTGTATTTGATTTTGTTTCTGTAAATTTTAAAAACATTATTCACTCACTTTCGATTCTTTGGCTTCAAAGGCAATCCAATACTGAATATCTTCTTTAGTATTTTGGAAATGTCCAATACCCTTAAATGAGATTTGTACTGTATAACTGCCAGGAATTAACTTGATGTTTTCAGTTTTAAAAACAACTGTATACTTTTTACCATTGCCTTCACCAACTTGTGTTGAGTTTGTGTGTGCTGAATTATCATTGGCATCAAAGGTAACAATTTCAACGGATTCACCATCAGACCTTACACCAATATGTGGTGAAGAAAGAACCGAAGCCGCTTTCATAATGGAATCATAATCTTCAGCCGATAAAGTAAATTCACAATCAACAGAAGGTAATGTAATTTCTTTATTTGGTGGAACAACAATCATATCAGGTGCGGTCATACGATAGTTTGTTTTCTTTTTGCCACTATTAAAGACAACATCAGAATCGGTAAAATCAAGTTCTGGATCTTTATTAAGATTGTAAACAGACAAGAATTGATTTAAATCATAGATACAGAATTCTTTTGGAAATTCATCACTAAGATTTGCTTGAGCAAGTACCGTCTTACTAGCCGAAACAGTAGTAAGTCTTTTGCCTTGTTTAAATTGAAGGCCTTGATTGATTGAGGAAAAGTTCTTCAATACTGTTAGGGTTTCATTTGATAACTTCATTTATTTCTCCATTATGTAAAAATTTACGACTTAGAATACATTATATCATGTTCATACAGAAACATCAAGCAGCACATTGCGTGTGCCAAGTGATGTATACCAGATTCTTGGTCAATCTGTTCACCTTGTTTCCATGCCCAAACATGCCGTTGTAACGCATCAAAATACCTACGTTTGGCATCAGGTACTTTTTGCCAATTATCTCTTTCATATTTCTGAGCACCAAAAGTTAATACTTTAACTGTTTCTTCTAATGCTAGTGGTGGTAACAAACCATATTCTAGTTTGCCACCATCAAATTTACGGCCAACTTCTTTTGGCGCCATTGCTGCATCTTCATAACCAGGATGATAAGGTGCTTCTGAAACCAATTTATCAATTGCTCTTTCTTTTTCGGTCAATTCGGACATAACAAAATTTGACATTACATTTCTCCGACAAAATTAGCAACAGCTGGCATATCTCCTTGGAAGTGATATGTACCAATGTGTGATGTTTTCATCCATGGGCAAAGGTAGATATCTCCACCAATCTTACGCCACATTTGACAGAACATATAATCTTCTGAAAGGTAACGGTCAGAACCACCACCAACAATTGAATCTTTAGTGTCAATAACTGTATCAAAGTAAGCATGAATATATCGTGAGCCGTCAAAGTTTGCTTGGCCTACATGGTCAGGTTTATAACGAATTGTGGGATAAGCTTCAGCCATTTTGGTAAACACTTCACGCTTAATCATCATGAAGCCGGTACCAATTTCTAAAACTTGTAGGGGTTCAGTAACGGAGAATTGTGCTGTACCTTTAACAGGATTAAACACATAATCACCAGTAACTTTTTCTAATTGTCCGGCATCAATATCTGGATTCTTTTGTACTGCTTTGATAACAGATTTCCATTTGATTGCTTTCTTTGGATAAGGACCGCCAGATACATCTTTGTCCATGGCCAATAAAGCAATAACATCTTGTGGATTGAAATGAACATCAGAATCTAAGAACAGCATATGAGTGCAGTCAGAACGATGGATGAACTCATCAGCAAGGTAGTTTCTTGCTCGTGTAATTAGGGACTCATTAAACAGGAATGAGAATTTGATTTGAACATTGTATGCCATACAAATTGCTTGTAAATCTAAACAAGCTTTCATGTATAGTCCGTGGTTTACACCACCATACATGGGTGTGGCAACAAATAGGCTTTTCTTTTGTAGCTCTTCTTTTTTGATTGTGATTTCCATTTGTTCTCCGAAAATAATAATAAAAAAGAGGAGTATCGCCTCTCAGCGAACCCCTCTTACTACACACAGATTAGGCAGTAAATGAATAACCAGCTTTGAGTGCTTTTTGTACCAATGATTTAGTTGGTGTTCCCATACGGTAGTAAGTAATCTTACGACCATCTTCTAGGGTGCGTTTATTGGTATAGATTACATGGCCTTCTTGGCGCAATTCATCAATACGAGCAGAAACATTGGTGATGCCGAAACGGCTTTGTGCTTGAGCAGTTGTGAAAGTATTGTAACCTTCTGATTTCTTCAAAGTTGCCAACATTTTTTGCTTAGCGGATAATTGCTTCTTCATAGTAAAACTCCATAGTAAGTTAATAAAAAACCTTGCGTTATGCAAGTGGACACATCATATCATTATCTAGGTGTGTTTGTCAAGTATTCGTGTGGTATACTTGATTATCTGCCAACTTGTGGCAAATACTTTGCCTTGGTTTCTTCCCAAGATAATTCAATTAAATCGTCATAGAAAAGAGTTTCATATGAAACATTATTCTTTTTCTGTAATTGACGGATTCTACCTTTGGCATATTTTGTTTTCCAAATAGTAGATAAAGCTTCTTCGCTGGTATCAAATGATTTTACCAACTGCTCATCTGTAATTTCTTTACGGAGAAATTCATTAGTGTTATTGTATAACGGACTAAAATAGATACCACGCTGATGTTCTGTACGAATTAATTCTTTTGGAATACCAAGTTTAGAATAAGCAAAATTCAAAGAACGATTTTTATGGTCACGCTTAAGTGGAAGGCCTTGTTGATTCTTTGCTTCCCACCATTCAAAATATTTGCGAGTGTGATTCTCTTTAATCCAATCAAATACTAATTTTTTGGTTGCTCTACTCGGTTCAAATGCCACAGAACCTGAGGAGAATCCCATTTTATTCCAATGTTCTAGTCCATCATATTGAGATAGACCGCCAGACTTAGTATTGCCATAAAGAGAAGTAGTAGTAACTCCAACCAATGTATCACCATATTGTCGCTTCCAATCTTTCTGAACTGTATCAGATAAACACATTAATGCCAATAACTTACCACCCATGTAATTAAAACCGAGTGGTTGTAGAGGAACGATTGTGGATCCAATTGCAGTATGATTAATCATGTGCTGCTGTGTTTTAATATCTCTCGACCATCCTATTGCATTATCTCTTGGAGTCAAGTCCAGGAAGTCTGAGGAGATACAAATAACTCCAAGATATTTGCCAGTTACTTCATCGGTAAGAATGTAAAACAGATTACGGCCAATGTTACTATTGTTCTTCATAGTGGAAGAAAAGGTACGAACGGCATTCCAAGTTTCAGCACCAGTACCATTTGAAAGAACCATAACAGGTTTCAATTTCTCATAATCATCTGGACTTTCTGGCATCCAAAAGTTTTTCTTAACCTTGTCAACCAATTTTCTTTGTTCGGGATCCACCATCTGAACATCTTGTCCGAATAGTGTAGAAACTTCATGTACAGGATATCTCTCTTTCACTTCACACCATTTTTGGTATAGAGTATATTCACGAACATCCATTTGTGAAGCATATGTTAAATCCTTGATAAGGACTTCTTTCATATGACCTTCATCGATATGTTCAAATTTAGAAGGAGGGTTGGATTCTGACCATTTTTCCCATTGTTCTTCTACAAATTCAATTGGAGTTGCCATTATTTAAGTTTCAATTTCTTTAAAATTTTATTTCGTTTCTGCATACCCATTTGCATAGCCATAGGTTTAACTTTACTAGTATACACGATACCATTCATATGGTCAAGCTCATGTTGAAAACATCTTGCGGAAATACCGGCAAACTTAGATGTTTTGGTATTACCTTCATAATCTTGGTATTCCACATTAATGATTTCTGGTCTGGTAATCCTTAATGCCAAAAATGGAAAAGATAAACATCCTTCTATCATGTGACATTCACCTTCCGTGGAAATAATCTTTGGATTAAAAAATGCCACAAACTCTTGGTCATATCCCATTACGAATACACGATATGGTAATCCACATTGATTGGCAGATAATCCATAACCGTGGTTTTTACGGCAAGTATCAACAAGGTTTGATGCCAGTTCTATTGGATTCATCGGAGGATTTTTAAAGTCCCATTGAGGCATTACCTGTGATAGTAATGTATGATTTTCTGGTACCAAAGGCAATATTGTTTCTTGCCTAATCTTGGGAGTTTCTTTTACCGCTTCTGTGGTATTGATTGTAATAAATTCACTCATTTTTCAACCTGACTAAAATTGTTTACCTTTTTAAATTTAATAATTGACCTAAACTTATCAAACAATTGGTCACCTTTATGTGAGATAACAAACACATTTGTATCTGTTCCCATTTCATGAATCAACTTCAAGAACTCCTCTGTACCAACAGTATCTAAACTGGAATCAAACACCTCATCCAAAATTAATAAATTGGTATTGGTACTATTCTTTAACTTAGCAATCTGTCGCCATGTAAATAACAAAGCCAAGTCGATACGCATCTTCTCACCCTCAGAGAAATTGGCATAACCAAATTCATCACGGTGTCGAGATTTAATTGTTTCTTCAAAGTTCTCATTAATATTAAAATTCACAAAGAAGTCCATTGCAGACAAATACTTATTAATTAACTTATTCATAATAGGTAAGTACTGACGAATAATCTTTGTTTTGATACCAGTATCCTTCAGTAAAGAACCAGCAAATTCATAATATTGTTTCTCGGTTGCTAGTTGTTCCATCTTGGTACTGAGTGCGGATAACTGCTCCCGCAATTCTTTTAACTTCTCATTATCTTCTTCAGAAGTATCTTTATGGTTTTGAAGTTCTGTAGTGAATTTGTTAATTGCAGATATTGTTGAATTATGCTTGACGACCTCGTTGTTATGTGCCGTGATGTGTTTAAGACCATTTTGAATTTCTTCGAATCGTTTGCTTGTTGTAGCAATTTGAGTAGCGATATCTGATAAGGCTGTAGTGACTTCTCCCCTAGTCCCATTGAGAGTAGTAACTTGTCCAGTTCGGAATTCTTCTCCAATTCCTTGTTTACAGGTTGGACAATCGGAGTGTTCTTCATAAAATGTTACCTCTTTATCAATCTTTTTAATACGAGATTCCAACTTAGCTTCTAACTGTAATAGTTTGGCACTTTTCTTTTGTACCGACATATGGTCAGAAATTTTGCTTTGTAATACATCAATATGTTTTTGGATTAATTCAATATCTCTTTCCAATGTAAATACTTGGTCAACAGAATCGGCAATCTCTTTTCGTTTCTTTGTAATCTCTGCATCAGACCGATTCTTATGTTCTTCAATACTTTGCTTTTGAAAACTAATTCGTTCATTGGTCAAATCTACTTCATACTTGGTTTTTGTATTGAGGTCTTTAATCTCAGACATCTTCTCTTTAACTAATCCATTCATTGAGGAGAAAATACCAATGTCTAGTAGGTCCTCAATGATTGCTCTACGGTCTGCCGGAGATAGTTGCATAAATGGAACAAATGATGCTGAACCTAAAATAACAACTTGAGTAAATGACTTATAATTTAATTTGAGAATAAACTTCTCTAAGAACTCTTGATAATCTTTTGCTTTGGCATCTTGGTCAAGTAACTTATCTCCAAGATAAACTTCAAATGTGTTTGGTTTAATAC